TCGGTCGCATTAAGCTCAGCCATTGGTTGAACCACACCGCTAGCCAAGAAGGCATCACGCTGAGTTGTCTGCTCAATCAAGTACGGCGTAAAGACCTCAGGAACGATCACGTCAGACCTTACGGTTGCCATGAAAATTACCTAAAATTAGTTTTACGATGTGGGCGTAACCCATTCGGCTCGGCGTAGCTCTGCCTTATGCAGATATATTAGCGTTTAACTGCATTTTTCAAGCGATCATATAAATCTTTGTCAGTTCTATATAGCCTCATTTGTTCTGTGATGTTAAAACTTTCAGATGCAAATGGGTTTTTAGTTCCAGCAGGAACTTCACCTCCGCTAGATCTACCAGCAGGAGCACCACCACCTTGAGGCTTTGGTTGCTTTAAAATGTACTCAGGTAATTTGCTCTTGGCCCAGTCAGAGACAGGGGTTCTTTCGTAACCGTCAACAATAACAGGAGCACCGTTTTCAATCTCGATCTTATCCTTAGGAAGGAAGTTGTTTAACACCAAGGTAGGATCGTGAACTATCTCCGCCAGGGCTTGTACGGCGGGAGAAATAAGTTCCAGTTCTCTTGTTTTTGTTTCAAGTTCTTCAATTCTTTTTTTGTCGGCTGCAGATTTTTCTCGATATTGCTGCTCAAGAGCTTGCTTGGCTTCTCCATATTTGCCTTGCTGCTCAAGTTGAGATTGTTCTGCATTACGTTTAAATTCCTTGAGTTTTTCGTAATCATCAGGAACTTCTATTAACTCTTGTTTTTTGAGTTTTCCAATCAATTCGTAATTTTTCTTCTCAAGATTTTCAATACTTTGTTTTAACTTCTCAACCTCTCCAGCGTTTGGAGTCTCAACAGGCGTAGCCTCTTGATTTTGTTCTTCGGACATAAAAACCGTAAGTTTTGCCATTTAGCGTAGCAACTACCTTTACAAAAGTCACTAATCTTATTAAGATAGGGCCAAAAACAACCCGTTCATGGCTAAGGAAGACAGGGCTTCAGAAAGGTTTACTGACCTTAACGTGGGCTATTCAATAGATACCGAAGACAAAAGAACAGACGAAGAAGTTCTAAAAGATATGGAAAAGAATTTAGGAGTTAAGGTGATTCGTGCCTCAAAAAAACCATCTATTCTAGGTTAAAAAGCTTCTAAGAAAATTTCTGTAAGAGAATTTTCAAGCCCGTCATCTTTCCATGTTGTTGTCTTTGTTGAGACAACTTTATATCTCACCCCTCTTGGTTGAAGAATTTCACTTTCTCCTAATCCATTCCAAGGCTCAATTGATGTTCCATACTTATTAACCTGTTTTATTAATACCGAATGTGGGCTTCCTGTTCCACCAGTAAAACTAACCGCAGTATTTTGGTTTGCCGTCCAGCTTTCCATTGTCAAACCAGCATCGCCACTTTTATAGGATTCAATAATTGATTCAACAACTTTTTTGTTATCAAAACTCATACCTCTGAAAATAGTTCCATCAAGTTCTTTTTGTCCGTCCATTAATCCTTTCGGTTGACCTTTCCATTTAGGAGCTTTGGAAATATAATCTTCCATTTTGTCTGCATATCTAGCCCACTGATCACGAACCCCTTCTGTTCTTGCCCTAAAATCTCTATATCTTTTTAAATGTTTAAGTTGAGATGGATTAAGTTGAGCTCCTACTGCTTGTGCTTGATTTAATTGAACTCCACGAAGTTGAACATAATCACTTCCTGCCCATTGTCCTATGACTTCTTCTGTTTGAGTAAACTTGGCTCTGGTCAAACCAACTTCTGTTGGCTTTGGTTTAAACATCAAATCTTTAGAAGTTTTCTTACCCAATCCAGAACGTTGACGAATTGCACTTTTCTTTGATTGAGCAGCAAGTTTTTTATCAAGGAAACTAGGATCATTCCATTTTCTGTTGTCACGTTTAATTTCTTTTTTAGGTTGTAAAGCTTTCTTAGCTTTGTTATCAAATTTCTTTTGTAGTTTTGCAATTTTGTCGTCTTCAATTCTGCGAGCTAATTGCTTTGGAGTAATTGTTTTAAATTGATTTTTAGGAATTAATTTAGAGTTAAAAGCTTTAGCTGATTTCCAATATTTTTGTTCTGCTTCAGAATTTAGTTTTAGATTATCTAAGAATTTGATTGTACTTTGTTCACCTTTAGGAAGTTTCTCAAACGTAGCAACTTCAGGAACAATATCTTGAACAGATTGTTTGAATTTAGTTTCAGCAATAGATTTATCAATTAATTTCTTTTGTTCTGCAGTTAAAGGGGTGTATTTAACTGTTCCTGCTTTTTCCGCAGCAGTCATATATTTACCTTCTTTTGCTATCAAAGCTTTTGAAGGTGGTTTGATTTTTGTTTTTGGTTGTATATCTTCAGGTTTTCCATATCTCTTCTGCAATTGTGCTAATGAAACTTCTGTATTGTCTTCTCTAATTAATTTCTTTAATGCTTGGTCAGGGCCATATTTGTTAGACAGGCGATTAAAGTATTTTGCTTTTTGTTCCCCTAATGCAGCAATCTGTTCTGCTCCGGGTTTAAATTTTGACCCTTTTGCACGTTCACCATATAACCATTTCCCATAAGTTGTATTTGCAGGAACAGGCCCATCTGCACTCGCTCTTTTGCCTACAGGAGGTGGAGTGAATCCCCATTTTTTATAGTTAACAACAGCAACAGTTGTAGACCTACAACCAAAATGCTGAGGAGGCACTGGGCCTTGATTGTATTTAAAAACTTGACCATCTAAATCTCTACAAACAGGAGAAGTTCGAGAATCAAGCGTAGCAACATAACGATATTCTTCTGTAACATCAGGATTAGCTTTGTAAACAGTTTGGCTTGCTGTATTTGTTACTTGGTTAACGGTTGTTCTTACAATTGTCATTACTTGGCTATTTGCTTTTTTTGTTGCCGTTCCTCCTTTCGCCAATAATTGACTTAAACTTCCTTTTTGATCTTTTTGTAAATCCCCAATTAACCCTTTAACAATCTCAGGAGTTGTTTCACCAGATAACAATCCAGTTCTAACTGCTTGATTTAATCTTTTTGCCTCTGCTGCTGCGATCTCACGAAATGATTTTTTAACCGTATTCCCATTAGGTAGCGTTATTGTTTGACCTTCCTTTGCCGTTAATTTAAAAGTTCCTTGAGGTGCTTTTGTTCCGGCTAAATCACTTCTTAAAACAGCAAGGTTTAAAGCCGTTGGATCTGTATTAACAACAGATTTAGCGAATGAAGGACTAACAGCAACTGATCTAACCGAATATCCAATCTGGTCATGGATCTTTTCAGCCATGCCCTTCGGCATTGATTTTTTTATTTGTTCTTCGATAAAACCTGCTTGCACTTTTGCAACACCTTCCAACTCACTAATCAATTCGTCAACACTGCCATTAGCCCAACTATTTAAACTTTCCTTTGTTTGTTTTATTAACGCCCGTAATCTTGCAGTTTTGTAAGCAGGTTGTTCGCTAAGTGGTTGTTTTTCTATTTTTTCAAGCTTTTCAACGGCTTTAAGAATGACATTGTTATATGAATTAACTAATTTTTTCGAGACACTATTACTAAACCTATTCAGGTCTATTGCATTACGATAAAACGCAGCAGGGATTCCATCTCCTACAGGAACAGTTGTTGCCATTTATTCAGCTTGGTCGCTTTCTGGTTCTGCTGATTCTTCAGGTTCCGCTTCTTCCTCTTCCTCCAGAGGTTGATCCACTTCTATTAAAGAAGCCTGTTGCGTTGCCTCCAACTCTTCCTCAACGTCAAACTCATCGCCAAGCACTTCTCCTTCATGTAATTGCTTCAAGAGAGTTTCTTGTGTAATTGTTCCAGCCGTATAAAGTTGCAACAAACTACCGATTTCTTGAGGATCTAAACGAGCCGCTAAGAAGTCACGATTAACAAAACTACTACCTGCTGAATTATTCCCTAAATACTGTGCATGGAATATTAAAGAGTTATCTATCATGTCTTGCATCTGTTGTGCGACCACCTGCATCGTGCTATCGCCTTGTGATCTATCTATTCTTTTTGCTTCTGCTGTCTCTGCCGATAGTTTTTGCCCAAGAATTGCAGCAAGTCCTAACTCATTAATCTGTTGTTCTATTCGATCTAATTGTTTGTATTGAGCCTCAAAACTTTTTCCACTTGGTTCTATATATTCGGCTTTACCATCAGCAGGAAACGCTATTGCTTCACCCGGCCCAGCAGAAACTTCTTCTGAAGTTTGCGGATAACCATAAAAAGCTAATAAAGGAACTGAACTTATATGGAGTTGATTACTGAGATCAGACCCACATTGATAGGCTTTTAAATTTAATTCAGCAATATCCTCCATAGGAGGACGTGATTCTAAAATATTAATCCTGTTGGAATAAGCAACAGAAAAAGGAATTTCAGACAATGTTGTAGTGCCTTCATCAAACAATTGAAATTCACCATCATTGTTTTTGCGGTGTATTTCAAAAGCTCCGGGTGTTAATAATCGAACCTGCTCAACAATCGTTTCACCATAATCTCCATCAGGCTCAACAACTTTTTCCATTAATCGAAGTTGAGTGAATTTCTGTTCCCCATCTTTTAATTCTGTTCTCCAACCAAGAATATCTCTAGGTGTATATGTAACCCAGTAAGGTCTTCCATTTGCATCAGCAGGAGCATCAACCAAAACGCCACAATGTCCGTATCTAATTACTTTTCTTGCAGTCTCGTAAGTCCAGATATTTAGGTCATTTCCCTGCAGATCTACATCAAATAATTGCTCACGAATAACGTCAGCAATGTCATTTAATCTAACTGGTTTTCTTGTCAACATTCCAGCCAACATTCTTTCAAGCCGCTGGTAATAAGGAGGACAAACAGAACGAGCAAGCCTGTTATCGTAGGAATCATCTAATTCTCGAGGTTCTTGTAAAAGATACCTTCGATGCTTTCGTCTCATTTCATAAGTACCACCCATTAAGTCTTCTATCAAAACCCAATGCGGCTCCATGTTTTGCCAAGCACTATTCGGGTCATTAATATCTGCTGTTGTTCCAGCTTTATCACGTTTATAAAAGTTGTATCCGCTATACACGATGAGCCTCTTTGGTTATGTAGACAGTTTATAGATAAAAGCTAATAAATTCTAATACCCGTTCCTCTTCCTGAGTTCATGTGTAATGGATTGAACTCCTTCCAGATTAAATAACCTAAAGAATCTGCCATGTGGTCAAGATTCATAGTCTTATCTGGAGTGCCGTCTTCTGCATACGCTTGAAGTTCTAAAGATTCGATTGTTTTCTTGCAGCGTGGGTGAATATGTAATCTTATTTCGTTTTTCCCATTGAGCAACATTGCCTGAACTGCTGCAACTCTATCCCTGACGTAAGGATTGCTTGCACCTGACAAATTGACAATTTTTCTTTGCTGCAATATTTGGATGTCGGTTTTAGCAGCATTTGTTGATCTGTTTCCACCTGAAGCATCTGGATAGGCGTAAATCGTACTGTGTGGAAATTTTTCTCGCAATTGGTCAGCCATTGAGTCTGTGTCATGTGCTCCACCTATTTCATCGAAAATGTATAGATGTCCTTTGCTGATTACTCCTATTGCTGCGTTGCAATTAGCAACGTTAAAGTCACAACCAACTCGAATAATTTCTTCAGAGTGGTCAGGCATGTCTTCAGTTACATGTTTTGCTCTATCAAAACGGTCATATACTGCACCCGTCTGAAGATTACAAAACTCGCCCTCGGTGTAGGCTTTAACTAAAGAAGCAGGATAGTTTTCAAGTAATGCTTGTAGAAAGTCAGGCGGCAAATAAGGGTTGTCAGCCGTTCGAGCTTTGTAGAGTGCTCGATCTTCCTTGTGACCTTCTCGGACAAATAAATTATAGAACGTTCCAAAACCTTCGGGAGTAGAAAAAAGACCTAATTGTCTTCGATTCCCAGCACGTAACCTACCTAAAAATTTCTCAATAGCCTTTTGAGCAATATCAGTTTTTGTAGTATCTAACTCGTCTGACGCTATAAAACTTAAGTTAACTCCAATAATTCTCTGCCATGATTCCATTGAACGGCAAAGAATAGTAACTTCCCCACTGGGTAGATTTAATTTGTATTCGGGCAAGGGAGAGGCTCTATATTCATAATTAATCTCATTTGTTTCCCAAAAATCCTCAAGGGAACGCTGCAAAACATCACGAACCAAAGGCCCAGTAGGAGCGAAAACAGCCCCAACCGTACCGGGGTTATCAAGAGAACATAAAGTAGTCCACGCTGCGAGCGTTCTTGTTTTTCCTGCTCCATAACCAGCACAAAAGCCAACAATTCTATGTTCTAAGTCTTCACAAATTTTTTGCTGATAATTTAATAAACCGTCAAAGACACGCTGCCGAATCACGTCTGTTTGTTGTACTTGTTGTTCTGGCGAAACCTCAAAAGCAGTAAAACCTTGAGGATGCAAAACGTGGCCTGTGGGTAATTCTTCGAGAATATTCAAGAGCAAAGAGAGGCTAATTTTGCTGCCGTATTGATTGCACCAAGAGCAATGTGATATTGACCAGCCCTTCTAGCCTCCATCTGTAAGGTGCTGCATTGGCTCAAAAGATCTGCCACCATCTGAGGGCGTTCTATATCCCAATCGGCCTTCAGTTGCTCCCTAGCCATCCCTAAGTACTTATCTACGGCTCTTTCACCTACCCCCCAGTTTTCTGAGGCAAAACGAACGCAATCCGACCTTCTCCCGCCATTGGCAATGATCCGAGCAAATTTCTGAGCTCGTACTACGGTTTCAGCCTGAGTGCCTTTTACTCCCATATTTATATTATTAACACA